TGACACGAAGAATCGAGGTGCACCGTAGTTGCCTGTGATTGGATGCTTGTGCAGCTTATCCATCGTTAGATAGCTTGCGCACTTCTGTAGACCGGATGCAATATCATTCGCACCACGTTGAAAATCGAGACCTTGCTGTGAGAACAATGTAGCAATTGGTTCTGCCACCTTATCAGCAGCAGCATTCGTCTTCTTGAATATCTGTGGATCAGCGAACGGACGCTCTGTTGGAATAATGTTCCATTCTTTGCGGATATCTTTCACTTGCTTGACTTGTGACTTGATCTTCAACATCGGCTCATAGTAGCCATCAGCAAGAAAGATGTCGCCAGCAGAGTTGTGAAACATGAGTAGATAGCACGATGCACTTGCTTGGCCGTAGTCGTATCCTTCAATCACGCCGAGCATGTCGTCCGCAAGTTGCTCAGTGATGTACTTCTGAATCTCATCTTCGTGAATGATATGCACAGTTTCGTCGAATTCAGGGAAGATCAATCCTTCGTACGCACCCCAGCTTGCATCAACGAATCGCTTTGCATTAGCCCCTCGAAACACTGAGCGCATGCGATTGACGTATGCTGCACCTGTATTGTGTTGATTCGCTGAGGATGGTGCATTGAATATCTTGATGAGCAATTCGCCTGTTTCGTGATCGATCAATAGCTTCGATGATTTAATCTTTGCATCTTGGTACGTGAAATATGGAGCAACAAGTTCACGGTATAGCCAGTTACGTGTAGGATTAGCACCAAAGCGAAACCACTGCGGACCAAACTCAGGCATATCAGCAAGCACAGGATCGCTTCTATCACCTACGAACTTTGCAGTACCACGCAGACGACCAATCAAATCTTCAAAGTCTTTGTAACCAAACTCAGGATCGTCAAGCTGATCAATAAGGATAGCATCATAAGTCGCAGAGAGAAGATTCGATTGCTGCTCACCTTTACCTTTACCTTCTTGTCGCACATGTCGAAACTCAACAGTGCTATTCGTCTCACGCATGACGAGATTGTTGTGTCGATCAGTAGGCAATCGTGCTACCCAATCACTTGGAAACCATTTCAATAGCTCTGGCTTCGTGCTGTCTTCCAGCTTTGGACGAGTTGCACGACCAACAAGAATGCGTGCGTTCTGATAATTACGTGCCAGTGTGACCGCAATGATGCCAAGAGCCGCAGTCTTACCATTACCGAATCCACCTGTGTATCCAGTTACAGTTGTCCGATCAAGAAAGAATCCGAGTTGCCACGGATTCTTTTCTTCATCGAATACAAATGTCTTACTGGTATCAGTCATTCGTGATCATGCCCATTTAACTGGTGGATTGATTAAGTTACGCTTTACTCCTAACTCATCAATCATTGCCACGATTTCATCGTATCGCACGAATGTTGTATTAAGACGCAACATTGCCCAATAACCAGATTCTGTTGTTCCAGGTGTTATTACTTCGCCTGTATCTGAATCAATAACAGGCTCCGATATCCAAGGTGCTTGCATCGGTGCGTGCATCGCATAGTTATGATTTCCAGATGGAATTGATCCATCAACAGGAAAATCAACACCCATCATTGTTGCTGCTATACGTGCTGCTTCTTCATTTGGAAACTGCACGTAGATCGTCGGCGACCAGCTCATGCGACCCTCCTCGCGACAACGCTCTGCAGCGGGGATAGATCGGTCGGCACGGTGTAGGCACCACCGGACACGACAGCTCCCAAGACGTTCGTGACGCCGCTCGCGCGGGTGATGTCTATGTCGTAGGTGCCGTTCGGGAGCGCCAGAGACAGCACGTCGGCCGAGCGAGTGACGGCGGCCGAGCTGGTCTTGATCGGGGATGACGCCGCCGAGCCTTGCTCAGCTTGGGAAAGACCGAAGCGAAGAGTGAAGTCGATAGCAAGACCGTTGGTGTAAGCAAAGTTGATATTGCCGGAAACGAATGCCGTAGTTCCGTCACTTAAGGTTCTGGTCTGATTAAATTGTTGCGTTCGCAGCGCCGCACTGGTGGGCGTGATGCTGAGATTGGAGAACGCTACCGTTGAGCCGCCGCCATTGATCTCGCGCAATTGCGAAAGGAAAGCTACATTCGTCAAGCTACCTGAGACGAGCCTACCGAACGATCTGAAATTCCACACTTGGCCCGCTGCAGCCGCGATGCCGACAATGTTTTCAGGAAATATGTTGCCACTCGTGGTCAGATTGGGCGTTCCGCTGTAGCGGACATCAATGTAATTAATTCCATCTTCCGTGCCGGCGCCGACGATCTCGCGCGTCACATTGTTTAAGCTGCTCGAAACATTCCAATTTGTCGGAGCCGTCCCTGGAGTGCCAGCGATCGCTCCAACCATCGTATTATTGCGAATGCTGTTGGTCCGCGCCGGCTCGACCAGCAGCCCCTCAAGCGCGAGCGTGCTCGGGTTGTAATTGAACCGCGCGACATCATTCGCCGCCGACTGCAGCACGCCAGCGCTGTCGAAATACCAGCCCGTAGATGCGCGGGTTAGTGTAGTGCTAAATGGAAGAACATTGTTTAGAAAGTTGAAGTTGTATTGACCATCTTCAACATTCATCATCATTGCACGGCGACGTCTCATGTATCACCTACTAGAAGTGTAGACGCCAATTCGTGCCGTCGCTGCGTACTCGTCCCGCGTACGTACCTCCACCGACCGCGATCTTATTGAATGCTACGTTACATGCAGCATCACTATCGCTGATCCATCGAATAGCGCCTTGTAGACCAGCAGCAGCAGGAAGTGTTGCGACAGTGTAGATGTTCTTTGTGCGTAGTCCTTCTGCGTTGACAGCGGCATCACGTGTTTGAAATGTCGTACTCATGGTGTCATCTCCACTCTAATTTCTTCGTCAGTCTCACCCTTGCGCTTGATCACGATGTTCAAGCCACCAAGACGTTTCGATGCTTCTTCTTGCTGTCCAACACCTGCCATCTTCATCACATCACGTGCAGCAACTACAGCAATGTCTTCACGATTACTCTCAACGGCATCGATCATTCGCTCAGTTGCACGTGTTGCTGCTTTAGATAGCATGAGATTCGCAGCACGCTTGCCATCATCGATGATCGTGTTGTCAAGCATTGCACTGAGTTGGTGAAATGCGTCAAGTTCTTTAACAGCTTTGATCTTCTCTACAGTTGTGCCGAGTGCAAGTGCTGCTTCTTCGTCACTCACACCGAGCATCTGATACACGATGAGAGCACCGAACGCATTCATCTTGTCAGGTGTATCAGGCAAGTCAGTCAGCTTGCGAGACATCTTCTCGACAAGTATCTTCGATGCACGACCGGAGACAATCTCACGTGACGCTTCCGCAGCAGGTTGTGCTTTCGTGACAGGCTTCATTACTCTACCGTCACTGAGCACAACGCTACCGTCAGGAAGATGCAGCTTTACTTCTTCCTGTGTATCAAGCCACTGTGACTTGTTACTTTCTTCCAACTGCTCGCTTGGCTGCATCGCTCAGTTTCCGTGTGTTGGCTTTGTCACGTGCACGCTTTTCCATCTCATTACGAACAGAAGCAGCGGACTGATTCTCAGCGTCTACTTCTGTCTGCAACTGCTTCTTGCGTGCTTCTTCTGTGAGTCCCTTGTCACCTTCAACTTTTGTGGTAGGTGGTTCGTTTGTAGGGACGCGAGACAAATCACTCACATTGTCTTCAAGCTTCGGTTGATATGTGAGACGCTTCTGTCCATCAGGATACGGATTCTCCAGTAGTGCACCATCGTTACCAATTGCACGAGGTAGTGCTTTCTGCGGAGCGTTACCTGTTGGAGGTGTATTGCCACCGCCCATCATTGTACGGCCGGCGACACTCGATGCACCTAGAATTGACAACAGTAAGTCATTCATCCAACCGCTGCTACCTGATCCACCACCTTGAGGTGCAGCGTTCGCTTCTTGGAATCCAGCTTCTCGATGTGCAGGCTGCATTGATGCTTGACGTGGTGCAGCAGTTGCACTCTTACGTGTCGGTGCACTTGCATTCTGTACTGTAGGAAGCGGTTGCTGCTCAACTTGTGCAGGAGCAGGTGCAGGTCCTGTTGTCTCTGCAATCATGCGATCCAACATCGGACCAAGCACGTCGCTGTTGTCTTCATTGCCGCTACCACGCATACCCATAGCACGACGTTCTGCAACATCAGGATTAGCTGCGAAGAATTCTCGTGCTATATTAGCATTACGTGCATTGACAGGAGCACCATATGTACCCATCAAACGCGAAAGCATCTGTTCGTCCATGTAGTGCTCCTGTCTCTGTACGCTTAGAAGCGATTCACGTCATTGATCTGTAGACCAGCAGCAGGATTCGGTCCAAGCACTGTTGGATACGTGATACCAGCTTCAAGCAGTGCATCATTCGATACCCACTTCTTGAGTTCAGTGATATCCGCAGCAGTAGTCGCACGATTGATTGGTGTGATTGTATCAATGACACGATTGCCACCGAAGTCACCAATGCTTGTTGCCTGTGGTACTGCAGCTTCTGGACCACTCGGAGCGGAAACTTGCTTGAATGTAGCAGTAGCAGTACCACCAGCACCCGCACCAATCAACGCAGCGAACGCAGCACGAGCATCACGCGTACTACCACGCTTCATCGAACGAGCTACAACATTCGCAGCCTGAGCACGTGCCTGTCCTGACTGCATGCTGTAGCCACCGCCACCATTTTCGAGATTCCAGAAACCGCTCCATCCTGTAACTGTAGGTGCAGTGAGTGACATGTGATGTCTCCTGTGATTTCATCATGTGTGTTGAGTCTGCACATTGTCAGTCACCACACCTTGAAGCGTCACTATATATAAGATGTGAAGCAAGTCAATTATTTTCTCCAAAAGGCTTGCAGGTGGGGAGGTAAATATGGTATATATACACCCAGAAGAGAGAACTCCTTTGCTTCGCAAATAAGAAGAAAGAGCAAGAAAAGAAGAGTGGCAATTCGTCAGACATGTAAATACAATAATAACAACACATGTCGCTCTCTTAATCACACATCACTACATCAATACACACACGAAATCACACATTGCGACTCTCTCCCGACGGGCGAAGCACGGCGGGCTGGCATCGTGCGTCTCTTCGTATGCACATTGCTGTGATTCTTCATGTCAGCCGATCGACATACCAACTCCCCGTACCGGCTTTGTGTGCACGCGACTGACATGCTCTATCACTCACCGTACTACATACTACCCCCACTTTGGTTTTGGGCGGGGGAGTACGGGGTGTTGTGCTGCGTGTGGTGTTGGTGGGCCAGCACTACGCTGACATGTAATGACCATGCGTTGCATCATCATCGTTAGTGTGTTTGGCATTCATATCATTGTTGTGTTGTCAATGTATTGTTGATGTATGTGAGTGAGTGTTAGATTAGTGAGTAGTGTTATTGTATGTGTACGTACAATTAATTAATAATGCTGTAATGCTTGACAGTGTGTATATGTGTATGTATAATAATTACATTGAATGATTAAGGACACAGACACATGATCGCTTGCATCCTTGTTACTCTCACGTTCACCGGCATCGCTCTTATCGCTGGTATCTGTATCTCTGATATGCGTGAACATGCTGCACATACGAAATGGCTTGAAGAGAACAACGCACGTCGATACAACGTTAAGAGATAGATGATCCAGCGGCTTGCACTCTCACACTAGAGAGTGCTTTC